GCTGAGTCAAGGAATGCCTCATTCATGGCTAAGTTTGCATACATAGCATTATAGTGAGTATTGTACGCTAACACATCTAGTAATACTGATATACCAGATCCTTCAAAATCGTAGTCTTGAAAGTGGCTTTGCCCTTTAAGAAAATTCTTAAAGTTGCTTTTAATGTCATCAAAATCTAGATCTGTGACTCTTATTCTTTTATTATCCATTATCGAGTTCTCTGTAAAACAACATTTAATGTTACGGGATTGACAGTATTTACTATAGTGAATACAATACCAACAAAAACCGCATTGTTTTCTTGGTTTGAATTAACTATAATACTGTTTATAACAACCCTCGGCTCATAGGTTGCGATTGTGTCGCTAATAACACGTTTTAATGTGGTATTAAAAAATGCTCCTGCAGGTTCAAATAGAAGCGTTCGAATTTGAGCACCTATTTCGCTATGAAAAGGTCTCTCAAAATTACTTGTTGATAATAAATTTCTAATTGAACGTCTAATAGCATTTTCATCATACAGAACAGGCACGTCTCCTGTTACTGGGTGTGCAGTGAAATTCAGATCCAAGTCTGAAAAGGTTCTTTGTATTTTAGATATAGTTACCATATACTTATTTATTGTTATGCAGCGAGCACATTTGAAGACCCCTGAGTAATTAAATTAACTCCACCATAATCATCTCCAATTCTACCAACTCCCTTTCCACCTATTTTAACCCTACCAGATGAAGTTGATAAAGTTGATACATCTACACCACAACCATTTCCCTGATTCTTGGGGTGAGGTGCCACTTTAGAACCAAATACGGCAATGGCTTTACCATTTGCCCTAACATTAAGCGTATTGGCTTCGCCAACTGTTGTCTCCATTGGCTGACTACACCTATATCCTGATCCATCTACTGATAATACAGTATCACCGACTCTTGCTATAGCTGGCATTATTTTTCTCCTGCAGCGACTAAACTTATTACCGATGCTCTGGCTGAACTAAAATTCCAAAATACATATTGACTCATTTTTACACTCTCCGTAGTATTCGCTCCACCAGCAATTGGATCAGCTGGTATTGTTACACTGAAGAAGATTTCTTTAAGTGCTGAAAGAGGCGACGGCATCTTATATCGTATCAAGGCAATAAAGTCCTCAGTTGTATTTGGAGGTAAAACTTTTAAAGAAAGATCTCTCATCAAAAATTGATAGTAACTATTAGAAAAGGCATTTGTATATGAGCCAGTAATTCTATACGTATAGTCATTTACCTTTGTTGCAGTTAATCCAAACTCAGTTATACTAGTGGTCAATGTTACTGAAACCGCATTTAAATAGGTAGTCACAGCATCAGCATCTACGTATACACCCTCAAATTTAAGGTCAATAGAAAACCCTGCAGCTTCGAATACTGTTGGTATAAAATTTATATCCTCTTCTAAAACTGGGTCTCCAGGAGGAGGTGTTCCAAGCCCAGTCTTATTTAATTGTGTAACTAGTATTGCCATTAAGCAGTTACAAGTTGGAATGGACCAGGATATGTTCCGAATGTTTTATGATCAACCATAGTAAACGTATGTTTGCGATTAGTTGTGTAACTATAAGACACATGGATCCAGCAAACAAACCTTGTTCCCCTTTGATATTCTAGAATCATTTGATCAAAGGTTATTATCTTCGCAGCTTCAAGAGCAAAGTCATAGAGTGCTTGTGGATCATTCATTTTCTTTGTCAACTGAAAATCCATTGCCTGTCCCTTACAATGCTGAGAAGTATCTGCAGAATTTTTGGCTTGCCTATATCCAGAACTAATAATAATATTATTTCTTCCACCAGCCAATTCAAAGATTGGTTCCATACAGTTTTCAGCAACACCTTTGAGATTACACATAATCTCTTGTGGGGTTAAGCCAACTTGATTTTGAAGTTTGTGCTTCGGAAAACTTCTGCCCATATCATTACATTGACCATAAGTAATGTTCGGTGTAATTTTAAATACAGCTGGGAATTCTTCCATGTTGAAAATGGCAGCACAACTTGCGCCCTTCGGAGGAGTTGTTGGAGTGGCTGGTTTAAAAGATTCTATTGCAACTGGGTCTTCTAAGTCCTTAGTTGCGTTTAAATCTTTGGATTTTTTATCTGCCTGTCCAGCTGCAGTTGCAACTTCTTCAGGAGTTTCATACGCAGAGGTTTCTTCCATCTGTCTTGGTGGAGTTTCTAAATCTGGGAATGAATTGTTTTCTGGACTACCTGTTTCTGGAGGTGTTCCAAGATCTGTCTTGGCTGCGTCTTCAGCAGCACCAGCATCAGAAGACGAGCCATTTGCCAAATCAATAATTGCACCATCGGCAACAACATTACCACCAGCTTTAAGACTAACATTACCACCACCCTGCATATTAACTGCACCAGCAGACTTTGCGTTAATATTACCTTCACCTTGTATGTTTACTTCCGCAGCAGATTTTACATTAATCGCTGTCTCACCTTGAATGTTTACTCCAGTGGCAGAAGATATATCTACAGAATCAGTTGTTGTCTCTAATGTAAAATCTGCGCATTTAACTTGAAAAGACCCACCAACATTTAAATCTAAATTACCAGCTACATTAATTGCGGCATCATTTAATAGATCTATTTGCGTCAACCCAGCAACTTTAATATTTGCATCGGCATTGACGAAAATATTAGTAGTGCCCTCAGCTGTAATAGTGCATGCACCACTAATATAGATATAACCATTCTTATCAATAATTTGGTAACCATTACCAACGATTCGATTTACTTGAGTACCATTACAGTCTATCTCTAGGAATGAACCTGTTTTATGGTATAGATGAATTCGCTCATTTAGAGGTGTATCATCAAATTCTTGTATATGTCCAGATTCAGATTCAAACACATGGTTATATGGATATGATCCATTATATGGAACTATCGGCTGACTGAAAGTAGTACCATCGGCAACTGGTACTGCTGTAACTCGTGCATTATCTTTTTTCTGAACAGCTGTTCCTTCTATCTTACTTCTAGCAAGACGATTTGTATCTGGTTCATTAATATGAGTTCTTAGCGGATACTTCATCTGCGGATCTGAAAAACCAGTTACTAAATTTTGAACACGATCCTTAGGAATCCCCTGTTCGTTTACTTCTACAGTAGACGGAACTTCTCCTGGCATTGCGCTCTTGTCATCTTCAGTGGATTCTTCACCGAGGAAATATTCATAGAATGCCTTCTTTGTTGCTTTAATATCTGGAACATTATAACCAACTGCCTTACATGCAGCATCAAAATATCCTGGATCTTTTTGACTTATTTTAACACGATCTTTAAAATAAGACACAGCGACTAGTGCACCCTGATCATAATCATTAATTAATTCTGGTGAATTAATAATATCTACTTTAGATAAATTTGCATATTTTGTATAGTTACCTTTACCAGTTAACTGAATATATCCACGACCCCAATATTTTGCGCCATCATCAGCACTAGTATGACCAAGTGATTTACCAGAGCGAGTTGTTGGTCCATAGATATAGCGAAAGAAATCCTCACGAGAACCTCCCCAGTTTGCATATGTTTCAGCATTAGCGTCATCAATCCAACTGAAGACTTGTTTTAATCTACTCTTTGAATATTTGAATCCTTCGTTTTGAGGAATACACTTTGATTCACCCATTGCAATTCCAAGAATCGCTGCACGAGCATATTTTGAAGTAATTCCAGCAGTTGTCATCGCAACGCCAAGTGCCTGAATACCTTTATAGGATGCTTGAGGTATAACGCTAGAATTTCCTACTTTTTTATTATAAGGAGGATTACCTGGAATAGCCACATCAACTTTAGCATCTTCAGCAGTTTGTTTCGATGTTGTCGCTGCCTGTGATACGTTATCAGCATTGCCTGTAGTAAGCACTCCGCCACTTCCAGTTGCTATCGAATTACCACTACTATCAGTAACTACACTCTGAGTAACGTCGACTGATTTAGATCCTTCGCTTGCAATTGAACTTGGAAACAATTCAACAGCATCAGTAAACTCATCTAATTTCTTACTTTCTAATTGCGGAATCCCGCCAATTGTTCCCATCATTATGGGTTGTTGTTCGTCAAGATCTCTAAAGAAGATTATAACCCAAGTGCCTTCAACTGGTCCAATTGGTGCATGCCCAATACCATTCATCGCAGCAGAAGTAACTGGCTGCATCGGAAATGCCCATGGTAAATCATTTGTTGGAAGCAGAGTTTTCTGCTCTGTATGTAAACCAACAATACGAACCTGACACCGACCAAGTTTTAATGGGTCAGCACGATTTTCAACTACACCAGTATATAATTTCATCTTTTACCTGTCTTTGGATCAACAATCAAGGAGTCTTTCAATAATTCCATATGTATCTCATGCTTCTCACGAGTAATCCTATGATTCGTGGCACTGATAATATAACGTCCAGAAAACATATTATCTATAATATCCGCAGAGGGGTCATCTTGAGTAACGGGAGCGGATTTATAAATTGTTACCTCAACTACTTCCCCAACTGTAATATCAGTTCTTCCTGGGACTTCTGCTATAAGTCTATATGCGTTTGCTTGACCCATTAGAGAGGATCTACGTTGTAACCAATTTTGAGAACCATCATCACCAAACCCATTCATGTTGCTGTTATACTTTGGATAAGAATAGATATTAGAATTATATCTTGCCAGAACTTCAGGAGTCGAAATTGGGTATTTGTTAAGATGTGACTCGCTACTAAAGTCTGAAAACATATCAACATTTTGTGTGCTATACTTTTTAGTAAGTATATCATGCGATATCATCTTACTCCCATATGTACCATTTTGTATTCTTTGAAGATAATCAAACCCAACTTCAATGGTATAATCAATAATTCTTTTAAATGTTTCTTCTGGAATTTCTATTGAACTAGTTCCGTCACCACTGGTTTTCCGCTGAAATGAATCGTATTTGTATCTTTGTTTTATTGGTGTAGAAAATAAACCAGATAAAGATACAAAGTTTATTCCAACTCTATTTTCAAAGAAGACATAATTTGGATTATTGCTAGTGCTAATTGCTCGTTCTAACAGATAATTAATGTTCTTATATGGAGACCAATAGTTTGAAACATATTTTGTAGCATTTTTTGTTTCTTCCACTTGAACGTATCGAGTACTCTTTAAAACATCATCCTTAATAATTCTTCGTGCAATGTCAGATATCCTACCAGAGAATGCCTTTGATAATTTGATATTTGCATCTGCCACCAACTCAAAAGAACAAAAGTGCAGCATATAAAATACATTCTTATCCCCAAGAACTTTTCTATCAGACATCTTATAGATAAAAAATGTTTGATCAATTATGGCTTCTTTCATACTATCAGGGATTGCTGGTGTTTTAATTCTAATAGTAACTTTTTCTTCACCGATAAATGGAAACGCATTTACAAGATCTACAGTATCAGTTATTGCAAGAGTTCCAGTTGTGCATGGTGAAAATATATCTTCAAATATTTGTATTTCAGCAACCATTCGGGTAACTTCAACAGCTCGACCATTGGCAGAAATTATTTCTATACGCTCAATGTCTACGTCGCCAGCGAATCGTAATCCGTCTCTTTCTATTGCCATTACATTAATGCTCTGAATTCTGTCATTACTTGTGTAAGTAATGATGGACTTATAATTCTTATTCTTCGTTTACTTTCATTTAATTTCATTTCGTAATCATAGTTAGAAACAGAGAGTGCTTCTGGATATGAAGTATTATCAACAATCCATCCATTATACTCATAATGATGAATATCATAGACATTATCTATACCATATTTTTCTTTAATTCTATTTTCTAAAATATTAATTGGAAGAACAAAATCTTCGATGTAATCATATTTTTGATTTACTATCATTATTACCCAGTGATATTTTGCAGTTCCATAGAAACGCTCTGAAATAAGTTCAGGTGTATCTGTGTCTTGCATATCATAAAATTCATACAAACTTATATTCTGAAGTACTTCGACTTTAAACCTGACGTTTTGAGTTATGTCTTTTAGTATGACATAATCGACTGTGCCGTCTGGTCTAATAAAATCATAATAAAAATTACTAAAATTTTCGAAGTACATTATAGTCCTGCCTCTATACGTTCTTTAGTCAGAGTTTCTAGTTCAACGAATTGAAGAGTCATATTAATTTGCGTTGGAGTTCCATCTGGGAATGTTGTAAATGTTCCATTTGGGGAATAATTAACAGTCATCTCTTTAAGTACACAAGATGAAATTTTATTCAGACTTGAGTTTTCTTTACCAGCGAAAAAATATTCAATATCAAATTCAGATGGGTAAACATAAACAAAGGTATTCTTATCTTTAAACTCTGGGTGCATATGATACTTAAACAAGTAAATAATTTTCAATGCAGCTCTCGCTTCCTCAGCGGATTTTGGCGCAAAAGAATATTCAAAGGTAAATGATCTATAATCTACACTTTTAAATATTTGTTCTTTCTTTGGATTCGCAGCAGTTCTAGTTAGAGCAGATAAAGATGATGCGAAGGGAGATTTACTTAAAATTTGTCCAGCTATTACTCCAGCACCAGCACCACCTGCTGTACCTAGAGCTCCTGAAAAATTACCTTGGCTAGCAGCGTTTCCTGCAGCTTTTAATGAATTGGCTAATTCTGGATCACTTGCTAAAGCAGCAGTCAATGCATCTTCTTCACCCCACTGCGCACCATATCTAACAGTAATCTGTTGTGGTGTATACAGTGTAATAAATTCTCTTAATCTTTTTGCTGGTTGACCGAAAGTAATACCAGCACCAGTAAAAATAGCTCCAACACCGACACCTGTTGCAGCACCTGCAACAGCACCTTTTAAAACACCTGCTCCTGCGCCAACAATTTTAGATACTCCATCACTGCCACCTATTAATCCACCGATTGCTCCAAGAACACCACCCTCGGCAGCCAAAGCAGAACCAAAATTTACCATATTAGTAGGATTGTTATTTGAAAAGTTTCTAGCAGTATCGCCAACTGAACCATTCATAAATCTCGCATTAGGGGAAATACCAGATATCTCTGAAGACCTGTCTTTTGCGATTTTTGAATCAGTTTGCACATTAATATAGAAATTTACATAATTCTGTAGATCTTTACCGCCAACATTGACTGGATACGCAGACTTACCAATCGTGTATTGCCCAGCAGCTTTAGACTCAAACCCTGAAATTGGGAGTTTTGTAATCGCATCAGCACCAACATCCCCAAAATCGATGTTAAGTGGTTGAATATTTGCTACTGCGTCTAGTATGTTTGCCATATTTTTCTATAAATAAGTAATTGGATATCTATTATTTATTAACTAAAAAAGAACGATGTACCACAAACGAAAATTTATTCCAACAAATCCAGAGAAATATTCTGGTGATCCAACATCTATTATAATGCGCTCCTCATGGGAAACAAAGTTTGCAACATGGTGTGACCGTAATATGAATGTTGTTAAGTGGAAATCTGAGGAAACAGTCATACCTTATGTATGTCCCACTGATAATAGAATTCATCGTTATTTTGTTGATTTTCAGATACAAGTGCGTAATAAAAGTGGTAGTTTAGCAACATATTTAGTGGAAATTAAGCCTGATACACAGACCCGACCACCTATACCTCCAAGTAGGATTACACAGCGTTATATAACAGAAGTAATGACATGGGGTAAAAACGAGGCGAAGTGGAAAGCTGCGAGCGAATATGCAAAAGATAGAGGTTGGGAGTTTAAGATTCTTACAGAACACCATCTGGGAATTAAATAAATAGGTATATGGATACATACCAAAAAATCTTTGACAAAGCAGTTTACGACCCAACCATAAAATATCGTTCCAAGACTTGGTTCGATCAACAGGTCTTGCTTTTATCAAAACAAATTTCGTCGCCTACTAAGATGGTGAAAGATAGTGCGTCTCAGAATAAGTCGCAGATCATTCCAGGTAACTGCTACCTCTACATGTATGACCCGAAGCATAAAGATACGCTTCCATATTATGACATGTTTCCTCTGGTGTTTCCCTTTGCTAAGACAAAGAATGGGTTCAGAGGGTTAAACATGCACTATCTAGCATATCCGATTCGTATTAAGCTGTTGGACAGACTACAGCAGTTTCGTAATAATGACAAGATGGACGGCAATACAAAGTTGCGTATGTCATGGGCAACACTCAATGGAGTTTCTAGATTTAATCTAGCAAAGCCATGTGTCAAAGAATATCTGGCTGATCATGTTAGATCGCCCTTCGTGAAAATCAATTCAAAAGACTGGTCAATGGCTATGCTTCTCCCAGTTGAGAGATTTGTTGGTGCATCTAAAACTCAGGTCTGGCAAGACTCACTAGGAAAAATTTAATGGCTACAAAATTACAAACTTTCATATCAGAAGTTAAAACTCGTGGTATGGCAAGTGCCAATAAGTATT